CATCCGGATCCTTATAAGCCAAAGCAGCAGTTTCTGTTTCCGGGTCATACATATAATCCAGTAACCATTCATGGTAATAACCTCCATACGTGGATATGATTTTTGCAGGTTTATCATTGTTCTGAATATCCCCGCTGGTGGCCATTTGTTTGATCAACCGGTTGAAATCACGTAACTGGCGGTTCATCGCTTTTGCAACCCGTTGTTGGTATTGTGTCTGTTGGGTTTCATCCAGTTTCAAAAATAATCGGATGCATTCAAGTTCTTTAGAATCGCGTTCGGAGGCATCCTTCGTATTTCCAACAGTAGCAGCCAGTTCTTCTATATAAGATATTGAATTGGCATTCAATGCCGTCAGGTAATCCAATTGTTTTTGATGCTCAACACCTTCTTTCACCCAAAACCTGAGCATATCATTGGCATCTTTTATGGAAACATTGCCAAGCTCTTCAGGCCAGTGCAAAACGCGCGCTAATGGCCACGCCGTTTCTACAACATTTTTTACATTTTGTTGACCAGCAGCATCATTATCTAATCCTATGAATATATTTGCGTCTTTTTTGATCAGATTTTTAATTGTTTTTATGGAATTTGTTCCACACAAAGCGATGGCAGGAATACCCCACTGCGCCAAAGTGACAGCGTCCGCCTGGCCCTCTACGATAACATAACGCGGTTTTTGTGGACCCCATTCAGAATTCAAATAGATGCGCCGCTCACCGGCTATTGTTTTTGCAATATTCAAGTGCGTTTTCTCGTGGATCCCGCGCTGTGAGAAGTAGATTGTTTTTGTCTGGTAGATATGCGGATAAACCAGGCTATCATTGCCAATCATCCCTGGGATCCAGCTTTGCTCAATCCACTTTTTATTTTTTTCTTTGACGATATCCGTAAGATCGTGATCCCACGCCCATTTTTCAACATCACCATTGAAACCCAGCAGTACCACAGCAGCAGGTGAATTTTCTTTTATGCCAAATAAAATAAGTTCATCGCGCAATTCCTTTTTTAGTTTTGCACGATCAGCAGCCGGTCCTGTATATCCAAGTGCAGATTTCTGTATAGTCTCATCAGTCCACCCGCGCGATCTGGCATAGGCAATCGCATCTTCATAACCAAATAACCATTTTTTGAATGTATTGGTCGCCACCGTCCAGGCATCAGCCCGAGCAGTAGCAGCCAGGCGTTCCTGCACTTCACCCCTTGCCCAATCTGGGTCAGGCAATCCGGCGCGCCTGGCCAGAGTTTCAATAGCAGTTTTGAAATCCAATCCGCGATGGTATATCAACCAATCAATTACATCGCCGCCGTGCCCACGCTGATTCCAGTAGTAGTAGCCCTCGTTCACTTTTATTTTCAGGCTATCATGTTCCTTCGTTTCCAGTTCATCACCATGGCCACGCAATTCAAAGTCTTCACCGATCACCTTTTCAATAGGATTTTCGCGCTTGATTTCATCAATATCGACGGGCATTGTTTTTTCTCCTTGTTTGAAGCGTTTCTTACAAATATTTCAACTTACCAGGGATGCCGACCGGCTTACCCCCAAAAAAAGCTATTCGCACTCAAACGAGGCTCCCCGTACCCTGGGATTATTCGAGCCGTAATTATTATGCGAAGCATAAAAACATTGTTACACGGGCATATACCCCACCCAACCCCGGGAAAACAGCCGTAAACTTTACGCATAATCCTTATTATGCGTAATCCACAGAGCACCACCCCCGCCCCCTTTTCTGTGCAGTGCGTGCCCCCGGCAGTTAACGCGGGTGTATTAGTGTATATTTTCCTTATTTTATCTACTGCCTTGACTACTAACCGGGGCGCGGGGAGGGTGGACAGAACATACCTGCCTGCTATCATCTACCACCCCCCTGCACAAATCCGGACTGTGCCCATCGCCGTATCCGGTCTGGGTGAATACCAAGAATATCAGCGTAGACACCACCGCCATCCCTGATAAGAAAATCAATCGCAGAGATATTGCCGCGCCTGGCTTCAGTTACAGCTAACTCAATTACTGCTGCTGAAATGGCCCTGAACGAATTGTCCAGGGTCATCTGACCGCAGCGTATTGGATTACCTTTTTTAGCCATTACAACCGCCTTAGAATGGAAGATCTTCTTCCTGGACGTGACCAGGTTGATCCGTAGCAGTGCTATCAGCATCACTCAAAAAGCGTACCTTTGCGGCTTTCATTTCGAAGGACGCACCATAACTTTTATCATCACGCTGGAATACGGTAGGATTGCCGTTTTTATCCCCATTCAACGTACCCACAACCAGAACCTTCTTACCCTTAGCCAGGTAGTTATTACATGCCTCAGCAGCATTGCCAAAGACGCTCACACGCACCCAAATGGTACGCTTGATCTTTTCACCTGCTGCATTAACATAGTCATCATTAATGGCTACTGGAAAGGTAGTTACCTTTGCCCCTGAAGGGGTAAAGCGCATCTCAGGATCACGGCCTAAATGGCCAGCTAAAACTAATTGGTGATACATAACATCTCCATTTCTGCTAAATGGCCGCTACAAACCGAAACGGAATTGCAGGATCGATTTCCAGCGGAATTGATACAACTTCTCCCGAGAATTCTGCAGAAATCTCTTTCTTTGCCTTCTCAGGGAGCTTCTGAATAAGTATTTTTGACGGCCATACGCCTTTTGCAACCCTGAACGCCGCTGCCGCCAATGCCGCGTTCCAGGAAACCCCTGCCTCTACTGGATATATCCACCACAAAACACTTTCCGTATCACGGCCCGGAATACTGACCAGATCTCCGCGTGCATGCCATGTAAAATCAGCATAATACAAACCCAGGTCCTGATTTTCCCATCTGACAATATCCAAATCGACACACTCACCTGGAATGCACTCTATCCAGTTATCTGCCATAACAGGCTCACTCGATAAAACCCGAATGGACCGCAAACCGAACCGTGATATTTCATTATGGATCAGTGTTTCGTTAGACATATTCACCTAATCAAAGATCACTTTCATAGCCGCAATTTTCACAAATCGCAAACGGACGATAATAACCGTCTGACCAATCCGCACGATATTTCATATATCCATCACATTCAGGACAAGTAGGACATGGTTCTTCTTCTGCAATTTCTCTATCAATATCGGTAAATCTAATTTTTTCAGACATTACCAACCTCCTATTTATTTAATGAAGTAATACACCGGTCCAATATCAATTTCATGGCCGGTGGTGTGACAGCATTTCCATACTGTTTAACACGTTCTTTTTCCGTACCCAGGACAACATAATCCCGAGGAAAGGCCATTGCAGATCCTACCTCGTTACTCTTCAGCATACGGAATGTGAGATCATCAACAGTCAATGCTTCCAAAGAACCTACTAGACCAGCACGATCTTTGCCTGTAATAGTGCGTATTGGATCTGTGATATTACTGGCTTGCTGTGTTCCGTAGTAATAGGAAAGAAAAGCATCCGATGATAAAAGGCCATGATGACCACCGCCAGCGGTAACACACATCAATGGTTCATTTACCCCACCAGCTTTAGATTCGCCATGAAGTTCTGCTATAAAAGACGGTGCAACCAATCCTATTGACTGCCTGGCAGTTTGAGTATTCCCAGCCTGAATAACACTGCTGGATCTGTTTTTATTATCGTCGGTATATCCTGTTTCAACCAACCATGGAAAAACTACTGAGTGGCTTGCATCACCTGGCTGGGTGGGGAATGGATCAATAATCGCATCTCTAACCCGGCAGTCAATGCCCGTTGTATATCTGCCGGTTACAACCATTGGTGTACGACCATACTTTTCCAAACCGTATTTTATACGTTCAATTGTTTTTGGCTTTAGTGGTTTTTTTCGATCCCCAATCCGTTCTGCTGGTATGGTCCAATCAATTGCATTAAATGCGGCATAATAAAACGGGAACACCTCCCTGGTGCAAACAGGACAACGGTAAAAATATTGCGCTTTATACCGTCCCCAAACTTTCTGCTTTTTCCATGTCTGAATAGCCTCTACGTTAATTTCGCAATTATCGCAATGGGCAACAGGCCGAAAATCCAGATCCGGCTTAGTGTTATTATGTTTCCAGAAAACGGTATATAGCCTGTCTCTGCTTTGCGGAGTTGGCCAGGCAAACATTGAATTGTAATAAACAGCCTGGTGGTCATACCCCAATGCATGCATAGCATGTATCCAGGAATCCCACAGCCGCCATTTTCCGGCATCCACAACGTTTTCCACAACAATGATTTCATAGTCGTGATATTCCGCAAATCTTGGCACATCCCACATAGTTGCCCGGCTGCGTTCTTCAGATGGATCGATCAGAACATTTCCAAACAGATCATTAGCGTAAAATCTGCGCGGTTTCCCTTTTGCCAGTGAATGATTGGTACATTCAGGGCTGGTAATCAAAATATTTGTACTGGGATAACGTCGTGGGTTTACGGCTGAAATATCGGCTGTATCATGCTGAACGTTCGGAAAATTCGTGTTATGTGTTTCAACTGCCAGTTGCCAATGGTTCATAGCCAGCTTTACTTCAGCTCCTGAATTAGTTGCGCCAATGGATGACCCGCCAGCTCCGCAAAATTGATCAGTGACCGTCAAATAAGAATTTTTCATTCTTCCCTTCCGATCAACTGATTCATAGCCAGACAGATAATTCCCTGTGATTTCTGCAAACTGTTAGATATCTCTGCAAGCTCGGCTTGCATAAAAGCAGTAGTGGAAGGATTACGAACCTGCAAAACTACACGTCTGGCATCTTCAATGCGCACTACGGATGTTCCAATAATAGCCAGCGCATTTTCCATATTTGCGCGAATCGTCTCAGTTTTTCTATCCATCAATCCGCGTTTCATGCGCATCCTCCAATAAACTATCTCTGGTAGTTTTCATAATTCTGCCAATGGTCGCCTGGGATTTTTCGTTCAAAAATGCATCAACCAGGTGTAAAACCATGACCATAGACCCAGAAAACACAATCAATGCCCAAATCGTGGCCAGAATAATATATTCCTGCCATACGATAAGCAAGACAGTGAACGGCAGTAAAAACGCCAAAACACCGGAAATATATCGAACAATCACATGCGGGTATTTATCCGCTAAATTCCCCAACTGCTGCCATGGAATATAATGCAGAACGACCATAAAAGTGCCTGAAATTAGCATTGCTACCAATGCCTGTGTCATCTTTTCCATTTCAGCCCTACGCGCTTTCTATTGGATCGATATACTGAGGCCCGGCCGGTGCGTTTTTTTCTTGACCAGTGAGGTACAAAACAAAACCGCCATCCCGTGATTTAGGCAAACCAACTTCAAACATATCAAATCCCATGGCTTGCATAACCGCATTGATTCGTTCTCTCAATTGGATCAATTGATCCTTTTCTCCAGTGATACGTACCTGCACAAATTTTGAATTCATTCTGGCTCCTAAATCTTTTCTACTGCATCTTCTAAATCTGACCATACCGGGCCAATATAACGGCCTGTTGTACGCAAATCAGAATGTCCCATGAGCTGCTGGACCTTTTCCAGGCTCACACCAGCGTCTACCATCCGTTTACCAAACGTGTGGCGTAATTGGTGCGGTGTAATATTCTCACCGATTTGTTTGCCAATGCTGCCAATCCGGTTTTGGATTGTCCTGGGTGTCATATCAAAAAGTTGATCTGTAGTACAACGCTCCAGCCATGGTTTTATTAACCTGCGTGCCTCTACTGACAACGGGTTTTTTCGGCTTTTTTCACGTTTCCCCCGGTTTACCTTTACCCATCCGGACCGCTCACCCAGCTCAATATCTTGCTTAGTCAGTTTGGTGACTTCGCTTTCACGCAGACCACCATAGGTCATCAATGCCACGATGGCCATATCCTGAGCGGCGATCTGGATCCGCTGCTGAAATTTTGCTGTATTCAGGTTGCGTTCCACCTGCCGCATAAACTCTGCAAATATGTTTTTGCGCAAACTCTTTGGTGCCTGTTTTGTTTCCGGAAGCCGTTTTATGCCGGTCAGAATATCTGTCTGAACATAACCTGATTTAGTCGCAAAATTCACCAATTTTGTCAGGCTGCACAATCGTCTATTCCATGTAGCCGGTTCTACCTGGATTTCTTCTACCTGCTGGCGCCGAAATGCATGCAGATCCCAGGAGGTCAATTTCTCCAGGGAGAACTCATTTTCGTTTTCCGTTTTCCACCATGCCAAAAACACATCAATATCATGCTGGATGGCCAACCGCGAATTCTTCGCTAATTCTGAATAACTTTCTGCAAATTCCCCCTGCCAGGACGGTAACATAATTTCTACTGATTGATTTTTCTTTGTTTCTTTCATCTTTTCACCTTTTCAACTATTCACTGATTTTTACTTACGACATAAAACAAAATACCCTTGCCGTGCCCCGGGAGGAGCACGGCTTTCGAAAGGAGCAACCAGATGAACTAATAAAAACATATAGGTAGGAGAATACGTAACGCGCCCGGATGGGTTCCAATAGGACGCGATCACAACAAAATCAAAAAGCGAGGCTTTGATCTGATCAGCTAATTTTGCCAATGCATTGGCAATTTGAGATGCCATGAATTGTATTTCTTCCAATTCCTGCATTTGCTTTGCAAAACGCATATCCGAGTCACTGAACACTGGGGACCTCTTCAGCATTCTGTTTTACAGCTTTTTCAATTGCCGCCATCCGTACAAATGTGCTCAAATCTAAACCGATATCATCGGCAGCTTGTTGTAGTTTCTCTTTTTCGTCAGCGCTCAAACGCACGTGGATTTGTTCATTTCTTGTTTTCATATGTTTTCCAATTATTTATGTGATTTCTTATATATTAGTGGTTTTCAATCGAATTGTCAATACCTAGATACTACACATAACATACACGTTATATAATAAAAATATGGAAAACACTTTTACTAATTGGTTAAACATGAAATTCTTGGATTGGCAACGCGACCAACAGAAACGTCAAACGTTGGTCCAGTTTGCTGAGTTCGTCGGTGTCCCCCAGCCCATGATGAGCGCATGGGTCAACGGACGCTATCAACCGGGTAGAAAATATTTACCCATATTAGCCGAAGCCCTGGGTGATGAGATTTATGACGTCATGGGCATGTCCAGACCATCTACAGATGAACTGGAACCCCTGTCAGACGATTTCAAAGCCAGACTAAAAATCGCCCTCAAGGAGCTGGGTGAACAAATGGCTGCGTCTAATTTGGATCGAAACGACCCGGATGCTATCAAACTTACCATGCAGGTGTTCAAAAAACACAACATAACGTTTACCGAATAAATAAAAAAAGCCGGTCCTGAATAGACCGGCTGATTTTATAAATGTATTTGTGTACCATAGGCATCTATCCAACACATCGAACACGCCTCACCGTAGGTATCAATACCGGCACAATCAGCACATTTAAAACCCCATAGTTACTTTTTGCCGATTAATCTCTTACACAGATGAGGTCGCAGGTTCGAGCCCTGTTCCGCCCACCTCCGTCCGCATTCCACGCAGGAATGCAAAGGTTAGAGGCCTTAGGTTCAACATCCCAATCACCACCACTGAACCGGAGGTAACATCCATGAACACCCGTTCAATTAGTTTTTTTGAAGCCTTGAGTGGCTTCTCCTATTGGATGATGGCAACTGGATACAGCACTTCAACCATAGAAACCTATACAGGTAATTTGAAGCGACTGTGCCAGAAGTGGGATAACCCGCCATTAGAATCAATCAATAGGGATCGTATCCAGGGATACCTGGCAAAGTTGAAAGAGACAGGCCGCAGTTCAGAAACCCAGAGAACCTACTTAAAACAATTTCGATTGTTTCTAAATTGGGTCTCGACAGAGTTTGAAACCAAAGAACCAGACCTCTCAACCTTGAAATCACGTCAACGGACGGAATCCGACGTGGAACCATTTGCCAGCGAAGACGTAGCCGCACTGATAAAGGCCGCAAGATTTACAAAACAGGCCAACACCAGGCGCCGGGCTGCGTTTCGCATGCACCGCCCCACCGAGAAAAGGGACGTTGCGATTATCCTCACCCTGTTGGACACTGGCGCGCGTGCCAGTGAACTATGCCGCGTAACGATCGCTGATACCGATCTGAAAAACGGCGAAATTCGGGTGAGATCGTTCGAGAGCTGTAAGAAATCCAAACCGCGCACACTGTCCCTGGGAAAGGCTGCCAGATCCGCAATCTGGCGTTACCTGGCAGAGCGCGGGGAGGTAGAACAGCACGAACCGCTGTTTCTCTCCAAGCTGGGTGACCCGCTCAACCGTGGCAGTTTGCTGAAGATGGTCACCGGTCTGGGTAAGGATGCTAATGTCACAAAAGTGCATCCTCACCGCTTCAGGCACACCTTTGCCATCCAGTACCTGCGCAATGGCGGTGATCCATTCACGCTCAAACGGCTGCTGGGCCACAATTCCATGAAAATGGTCAATTATTACCTGTCCATTTCCCAGGAAGACATTAGCGCGGCTCACAAACGCGCATCGCCGGTGGACAACTGGCGTCTGTAACCAAAAAAGAGCGGGCTAATCCCCCGCTCTTTTCTTGACAACCACACCATTTTAAGCGATACTGGATCCGGAACACATCACCACAAACGGCGATGCTTTAGCTAAAGGAGAACTATGCAATATCCAGGCGGTAAAAACGGATCAGGCGTTTATCAGAAAATCATCAGTCTCATGCCTCCCCACGAAGTGTACGTGGAAGGTTTCCTTGGATCTGGCGCGATCTTGCGCTACAAGCGCCCGGCAAAGGCCTCTATCGCTATAGATGCCGATGCTGCAGTAATTGATATGTGGAAAAGCATGGACCATGGAATACCAAATTTAGGTTTGCGCCATGGAAATGTATGCCAGTTTTTGATTAATCAGGTTGGCCGTGATTTACCCGCTACGCTGATTTATCTCGACCCTCCCTATTTGTTTTCTACCAGGTCCAACCGCAAATATTACAAACATGAGTTTGGCACTGAAGAAGAGCATATCAAAATGCTGCACCTGGTTCGCCGCTTGAACTGCATGGTCATCATATCCGGCTATCCATCCGATCTGTACAATCGCGAATTGGCAGGCTGGCGCAAAGTATCCTACACCGCTCAAACCCATGGCGGGCCTGTTGAAGAAATTGCCTGGATGAATTACCCCGAACCAACCCAACTGCACGATTACCGCTACCTGGGTGAGAACTTCCGCGAACGGGAACGTATCAAAAGAAAAAAGCTCCGATGGTCGGAGCGCCTGAAAACCATGCCGCAATTGGAACGCCTGGCTATTCTGGCAGCCATTCAGGACCTACACGCCGATTTAAGCGATACCACCAGGTAAGAAACATCCAGGAAATACCGCCAGCAATGGCGATGATCACCCGGGTCACCATCGCAAATATGGCGATGGTGGCCAAATAAAAACAATTGGCCAATACCGATAAAAATGACGATACGTCCGGACAAATAAAAAGGGCAGGCTCATCACCTGCCCTTTCGCTTTATTTTCTACAAATTAGATTTTGACAATATTGTCCATGTTTTCACGCGGCGTTTTGTTGACATCGTATTTCGCCGATTGTTTATCATCCTCAAAGACAATATGACCATCATCGATCTGTTCATCCATGTGGGTCAATGACCAGGCCAGAATGGGCACTTGCTTGGCCACTTCCGCCATATCCACATCGGATTTATCACCGTAGGCAAAGCGCTCCGCGATTTGTGTGATAGCCACCGCGCTCTTTACCGCATCACCCAAAGCGGGCACATCCAGCTCAACTGCCGCGGCCTGGATGTTGTCTAAAGCGATTCCTACAATTTCATGCAAAAATTGTGGCGGTAAATTGCCTGATTCTTGCTCCAATTCGGCCTGTTGGCCTTTAGACACGTTCTGACTTTCCGTAAGCTTATTCATTTGACTACTCCTTTTTGATTAAGATAAATGCCCCAGATGGACAACCGCCGGAGTAGTCAGCTCTATAGCGATTCAGATTCCATCTGGGGCAATTACCCACAATTATATAAGATTATGTGGCAGTTAACAAAAAAAACCGCTTTATTGAGCTGACTACTCAATCACTATTCTAACAAGTTTGCGCATAATGTCAAGCACCAATTTAAAACAAATGCCCGGGTGGAAAACTGCATGAGCGATCTACTCTTAGCAATTTCTTCCACCCGGACATTTCTATAATACCACGGCCACAGACAGGGTCCTGCTCCGGAGCAATGAAATGGCGCGTTACCGATGCATCATCCCTCCCTGCCGTGGCCAGATGGTATTATAGTCGTTTTAGATCGGGTAAGTGACATCCCACTGAAGAGTATCTCCATCCTCCCACGCGAATGGTGCAGTTGCATTAATTACTGATTGAGTGCCGCTAAAAAACGTGTTCATTACAGTTTGATAACGTACAACACTGACAGAGCCAACCCGCCTGTTTGCGCTCAAATTGACATCATTGATCCAGAAATTTCCTAGAGAACGAAACTGTACGCTGGGTTGCACGATGCACGCAGCCGGAATTGAAATTGACCAGGTTCCCGAGCCAAGCGTTGTAGTTGATCCTATAACCAAAGCACCCCAGCAGCGCAAACTTCTGTCATTAATATGAAACTGTCCGATGAGCGTACCATTACCCAAAACCGGGCCTGTGGTTGCCGCTGTCCATATCGGCGAATAGCTGAACAACGCAGGAAAATCATGCGGGAATACATAACTGTAATAATTGGCGCTGATTGCGGCATTTGCCAGAGCATAATCCGATCCACCAGTCAAGGTTACCGTCGTATCTGTGCCAAACGCAGCACTTAACACAGTGAAATATTTTGTGGCCGAATTAAAACACCTGATTTTTGTTCCAGTCGTGAATCGGCTTCTAACATCTTTGCCAACCACTTTGAACTGATCGGCTGCCACATACACCCATGGATCTGTATCAAAAATATATGTTGACGTAACCGGAACAGGCCGCAATTCAAGCTCTTTAATTCTTGCCTGGAGCGAGCTTATTTTCTGTGCTATCGCCTCATATTCATTCATGGCGTACCTACCTCCACGCTCAATTTAGTCATTCCTGTATCCTGCAATTCGCCATTGACAGCCCAGACCTTCAGTGTACTGGCTACATCCGTAAACGGATTGACAACGCTCACCAGGTCACCCAGTCCATAATGCACACCAAACTGTGTATTCTGCGTTTGAAGAATATCAAATCCAAACACGTCATACGCCTGCAATTCTGTCAGGCGTTTTGCACCAGCGTCGGCCAAACCTGCCAGGTTGCCTTTTTCTATTTGCGTGGCCGCCACAAATGTTTCTATATCATTCCCGGCTGCGTAATTGGCCCCGGTCGCTGTTGCAAAATCCCGGTCGCTGTCCTCTCCCTGACCGCCAATAATTCCGGATGTAAACTCCTGGCTTAGGTCCAGATCATAGGTTGGTGACCCCATATTACCCCGAGCAACAGAGAATATAACGGTTGTGTGCTTATCTGTGCCACGCTGACCGGAATACCAGCGAAATTGAAATGCATTCGTGCCAGTTTTGATCAGGTCAAAATCTCCCCCGGAAATCAGCGCTAAATCGCGCAAATTTTCCAGGATGGTCACCTGAGCGCAGTACCAATCCAGCGCATTCCCGCCAGCGGCATCAGCCTGCAAACTGATCACTGTGGATGGCCAATTGGTTCCAGCTCTTAGCCTGCCATTTACAGTGGTTGCGCTGCTGGTCAGGTTGTACTGTACCAGCGTTTTCATAATCGTTTCAGCCGCCACACCGATGAATTTTGTCTTATTGGACAGGTTGGCATAGAACGCATTCACCCTATACGCCAGCATAATTTTATAGTCCAACGCGGTCAGCTCAAACACCTTAGTGTCCTGCTGCTCAAAATGGCGTTTGCGGTAGATTCCACCAAACAACTTAATCCAGGTGGGAGAGAGCGCCTTATCCCGCCAGTACAGTTCCACATGGCTTTTATCTTCCAACTGCGAAACAACGGCATCGGCTGCGTTGAAGCGGGCCGTCAGTCGGCCCGCCCAATTTACTTCACTTCGAAATGCCAGCGCAGTAAAGCGGTTGACCTGCGCAAAACGCACCCCGGCCGGAGAGAACAGATCGATGCGAAAATCGTTAGCCATCTTATTCCGGTCCTATAGCAATCCAGGTTACTGCGCCTGCCATTTGGGAACCTGACAAGTTATGACGGGTTATGCTAAACTCTGTCGCTAAAACATTGGAAACACTTACCACCATTGGCTGTGACGGATTATATGCACACGCCAAAACTATCGGCGCGTTTGAGAATGCAACTGGGAAAGTTATAGTCTCAGTCCCTGTCGTTGCTAAATATGCAATGCCCATCTGAGCACGAACTGCTGTAGGTGTATAAGTAGTTGTTCCACTGGTTATCCAATTACTGGAACTGCCACCCTGGCGCCGGTAAAACTGAGCAATCCTGTTCCCGGCTTTCGTGTCATCCACCGAATCGGCTGCCAGTTTTGCCAACGTGACATTGGCATCTTTTATTTTGGCAGTCTCTACCGCATCGGTTGCCAGTTTTACCGCTGTTACATTGGCATCTTTTATCTTGGCAGTTTCCACAGCATCTGTCGCCAGCTTAGCCGCCGTGATATTGGCATCGGTAATCCCGTTTGTTTGCACGCGCGCCATCAGGCGCTCATCTGTGGTGATCGTCACCGTTCCGGAAGTGTTTACCGTTACCTGGAAGAGAGGAACGTCATAGGTTGTTCCGCTGGTCTGCGTCAATGCCGGTGCGGTCGGAGTGGCCGCGTCTGTTCCTGCAATTCTGGTAACGCGCACGGTCTGTGCTGTCCAGTTGGCCCGCAAAACTACCCGGTCAATTCGTGTATTGCCACCACCCACCGCGGATGGAATAGCTACATCCACATTGGCGTCACTGATATACGATATACCGTCCACAATCGCCATACCGCTGGCCACGCGCACGGTGTTGGCAGCCGGGATAGATCCGGCACAGGCGTTCAAAGCATTCGGTGCAATACCAATCTGCGCCAGGCAGGCTGCCACGATCTGTACAATTTTTGACCAATCCGCTCGGCTGTAGGTGGCCGATCCATCACCGGCACCACCGGTTGTCCATAAATAACTTTTTTCTGCCATGACTATACTCCTGAATCCCGTTCATAATATGAAATATCTATTTTTGTATTGGCGTTTGCCCCGCTTCCGGTGGCTGTGATCGAGTTCTGACCACCTGGCGCAACCGGTGCGCGTTCAATATTCCAGGTAGTAATGCTGGAATCATCACTCAATAAATGCTCTTTATTTACCCCAGCCGCATTGACTACGGTTTTTTTGTCGAAACGCAGATCAATGTCGTAATAATCGCCGTCCACGATGGTTGTACCGGTGAAATCCAGCTTATCACCTGTCGAATTGTTGATCAGTACCGGATCTGTGATCGGTCCGGTAAACCGGATCAGATGCGGAAACGAGGGAGCCGTACCGCTGTAATCAATCGTGTAAGACTCATTGATCGTCGATGCACCAACGCTGGTTGGCACCGGTGTCGGAACCGGTGTCCCGGACCCACCGCCGGAGAGAGAGAATGTCACGGCTTTACCATCCGGGTTATACCAGGTTGGGTCATCCGCTTTTAAAATTACCGCTGCCTTTTGCCAGAATCCCTTGCGATCACTGGTCAAAAAAGCTAACCCGCCACCCTGGGCATAACAATCGATACAGCGCACCCGGGTGCCCTCTGTCGATTTCAGCGTACCTGCAACCTCCAACGGCTGAAAAATAGCCAGGATCTGATTTCTCTTGATATACAAATCCTCTCTGGTGTGTGCAAATAACGCTAAAGCCAGTTGAATGGTACGCGCATCCAGGCGGTAACCCCGGTCTGTAACCCCGTGTTGCAATGGTCCGCGCTCCTCAAGCCGGTGGAATGGCGCCATACCAAACCCGGCATTGCCCTGGTGGTAGCAAAGTTCACCATTTTCAAGGTCGTATTCCACACCGTCCAAAGTCCAACTAAGTGCCATGTTTATGCCTCCAATAAATTCATAATTTTGACCTGATCCATCAGACTGATCGGGCTTTGATACGGATACTGTGCAATCATGTTGTAATCCGTCTTCTTGGTGATGCTGTTGGTCGCGGTATTGAGGATGGCATTCATCGAATCACGCATGGCATTGACTGGACGTGAGGTGTTTTTACGTACCCCGTTTTCCAGACCGCTCATGATATACGCGCCTTTTTGATCCATCACTTTTGATGGACTCTGCATATTCATCGTTATTTCAACAATCCGGATCACCAGCCGCATTGCATCCGCAATGACACTCTTCAACGCTGCCAGGCGGCTTTCTATACCGTTGATCAACCCATTGATAATGTTCTGACCCGCCAGATAAAATTTCACCACAAACCCAACCAGGGTTCTGGCAATATTTTCCATCGTCTGATCTACAATAATTTTTGCCATTTCCCAATTACCAGCCCAAACTTTGTTGAATTCTGTCATATTGGTACCGGTAATTGAAAGGACTGAATTCATGAAGGTTGTCCAGGTATTTCTCATGGTCAGACTGGCACCTTCCATATCCCCGGAAGCTGCTTGCATACCTGCAGAAACCAGACCGGTGATGAGGTTCATTGCCCCACCGATGGTGACAGTGATAATCTCGAACGCCACCGTCAGGATCTGAATGACTTCATCGCCATGGTTTTTCCAGAAAATAGCCAGTTGGTTGAGAATGTCCTTAATATTATTGGTCGAATTTTCAACCGTTGGCTGCACGTTGGCCTGGTACCAATCCGCAAACGCTTTTACATGCCCCTGGATCATCGGCCAGGACTGCTGGAATGCCAATTGCAAATTCGAAGCCGCCGTTCCCAAACCATAAATTTCATCTTTCAGCCACGGTGGAATCATATTCAACAGGTAATCATTCAGCAAGTCGCCATCGGTAATCACAATCTCCAACCAGGAGGCGAAATTACCAAATCCTGCAATCACCTGCGGCAAAACGGTGGACGCCATCTCATTGAATTTTCCCAGCATGGGAGTTAACACTGGCAGCAACTGTAAACCGATGGTTGTTTTTGCTTCTTCCAGGCGGCTCTTGAGTGCCAGCATCTGGTTCGCAAAACTTCCGCTGGTACGTGTAGCATCCCCCTGCGCGTCGCTGGTGCGCTCCAGCAAGAGAGAATATATGGCTTCTGCCTTGGTTGCCTGATCTACCTTGTTGATATTTTCGGTAATGCCCATGCTGCGCAATTTTTCCTGAAGCATGGTTTGATTGAGCACAATACCATACGTTTTTAGAGACTCAAATTCTCCGGTCATCGCCTTGGTAAATGCGTTGGATACGTCCTCAGATTTTGCATTATTGAACGAACCAACATCCACAGCCAGTTGAGACAGCTTGGTGGAATAATCCGCGGCTGCTTTTTCACCAAGACCAAGCGATTTATAAACTGCCCCCTGGTTGGCAGCCATTTCAATCAGTTCATATTTGTTTCTACCCACCGCACTGGCAAATTCTTCCAGGCTTTTTTGTGCGCTTCCGGCCGCATCTCCAAAGGAAACCTCAAACTTGCCCATAGTTTCCATGGCGTCGCCAGCGGAGAGAACGGCTTCTTTGCCAAAGCCGATAACTGCTTTTACCCCGCGCATAATCAAATCCGCAGAGATAATCCCACCTGCTACGGATGCCATATTTTTGAGCACGCCTAACGCCCCGGACCGGGCTTTATTCATGTCCTGGTCCAACTGGCTCTGATCAGCACCCAGTTTCAAAATGGCAGCGCCTAGTGATGCATCTCCTCCAAAAAGTCCCATTACATGATCCTTTCCACTCCAATTCCTACCACTTTGATGCCGATTCTTGCCAATTCATCCGGACTGGCTACTCTGGCTTTGATCCTGGGTTCGCCGCTGATCTCTAACATCAGGCGCTGCATAACCGATCTGCGATCGGATTCCTTCATACTGACAACGCTGTTTGCCTCAATCAACATAAGTTCATGCTCTGCCTTGAGCCGTGGCAACCGCTCGTAAATCACTTGAACGGTTGCCATCGGCATGGAGGCCAGATCCGAGAAACCCAGGCCGCACCAATACATTAACTCGGCGAAGACGTCTCCCCAGTCGGCAAGTTCTCCGGCTGAGGAGCTGGTGCGTTTTTTACAGCACCAATCTCGCTGGTATAAAATTCCAAAACCGTGGTCTTCATCAAAAACGACATTTCATGTACCGGCAGTTTTGGTGTTCCGCAAACCATCTCCAGTAAATCAACGATAACCGCCTCCAGTTTCGCGGCTTTAGTTTCATCGTCAATTTCACTTTTGGAGATTTGCCGCATACCCTCTTCCATACGTTCCCAGCGCAAAATCCTTTCCGCTGGCATGGACTCCGGCCGCAGCAAGGGATACTGGACGCCTTTCAACTCAATTAATATCGGTCGATCAACGCCGAAGATCTCATCCAAATTCAATTTTTTTGTGGGTTTCTCGGTTGTCATTTTTGTTTATCCTGTGGGCAGGGCATCTTGCGCTACCAGACGGCCAAACTGCTCGTCTTCGGTAGCGGCACTTGGGTTTACCAGCGCCAGAATGCTGATCGGCATCAATGTTTTTCCATCCTTGACGTATTCCATGCCAACTTCATCCTGGTTGAACACACCAATTGGCAGTTCATACTGGGCATATTTTCCAGCCAGATACGGGGAATCAGCACGGAAAAGAAATGCATGCTCATCCACATCAAAACCGCTGGTCAATCCCAGTTTGCGATAACCGGCAGTTCCTGCGCCTGGCGCGGTATCTGCTACCGCATTTCCAATGACATCCGCCATATTTTCCAGCGTCATCACGGCCAGGCTGGTTTCAATAACCACATCCTCTTCAGACCGTGTGGCTTTGATCGGACCGGTAAACTGATCTACCCGGTGTACATCCACGGTCTGTTTTTTGGTAACGGTTACACCGCCATCTGTTTCACCAAGGAACACCCATGCCACGGCAGGCGCGGCATCGACTAAAGGGAACGCAGTGGCCAACGGAGCCATATACAACTTCCCGGCTCCAACCAAAATTTGTAAACTATCCATCATTCACCACCTTTTCGGCATAACCCGAATGTATTAATTCTCTGGCATAGGCCGGAGAGACAACGACAATATCGCCCGGTTTTTTACCGGCAATTGCGCGATTTTCTTTCAGCTTGACCTTTACGGTGCCTTTGTTGTCACCGCCTGGCGTAAAAGCCTTATTTTCACTATCTACCTGTTTCATATCGAATTCTCTCCGATGATTCCGGTCCAGAACATCAGCACATAATCAACGTTGATCTCCGGATCGTATAGCATGGATGGCCCGGATGACTGCACTAAACTGTGCAGTAATGCATTGCCCAGATCTGTACTGATAGCGTTGCGTCGTACCGCTCTGGCTAATGGCAGCATGGCCATCCACATCGCCGCCGCGTCTGCCTGGCTGGCGCCATAAAAACGCACTTCCAAACGTACCGCATGCAGCGGGACATAATTGCTCAGTTCGGCATCATCCATACGAGCCGTAATACAGCGCTGGCCTGGAGTCCAGGCGTTTTCCGTGCCAAAACGATGCTGGCCGGCCACGCGCGTACCAACGCCAAAACTGGCGGCATTGGCCAGAAACCAATTAATTACCACTTCAACCGGATTGATCAGGCTCATTTGACGCTGTACCTTTCTATGTGCCGTTTTAATCGGCCCTGGGCGGCTCCCAATCCGTTTTTCAGATACGGTATCCCGGCATAACTGCCATGACCCTGATGCACCGGCAGCGCGTAACGCAATCCGGACCCGACCAGAATGATGATGGTTTTACCTTTGCGCACGGCCAAAACCTTACGTCCACCCTTTTCGGCAGATCCTCTGACCGGTGGAATGTCATCCTGAGACCATTTGTAATCCGGGTCAGCCGCGTGGATGGATCGCTGTAAAGTACCCGTCAGTTTTCCGGCTCCCGGCTTCAACTGGCGTTTACTGGTGCCTTCCACGTCCAATGCAAAATCTGAAAACGCGGGAATCAGGACCGTATCCAACACCCTGTTAGATACTTCCTGCCCATTCCAGCGCAGTTCCCATCCTTTGCCGCTGCTTTTTTGCATTATTGCACCACCTCAAGCACAGCCGATTTATGGTGTAGGGCTATTGTTCTGCGCTGGCGCATGCGTACCACCCTGAATTTCCAACTCAGAACCGTACCACCCTCAAGCGTGATCGTTAGAATGTCATCCGGAATGATATTTACATCCCCAATCAACAGCCGGAATTCTGAAATAACCGATCCCTCCTGAGTTTCAGACCGGAAAAAGGTGCGCTCTTTTTCCACCAGGCGACACGGTTCATTGGTCAGGATGGTAGTTTCGGTATACGTTGCGTTGTTAAATGCATCCGTACCGCTGGCCACATTGCGCTTACTGCTGACTAAATGGATAAACCCGGATTCAATCATGCTATATCACCTGAAAGGTCAATTCTTTTAACAGCCGGTTGCGTTCCAGCTTCCAATCCGGAGCGCTGAATTGATATTCACCGGCAATGTTTTCAGATTTCATCGCCGAGCGGCTCAGATCCAGACGCACCAGTTCAATCGTTACCCGCTTGCGTTTCGAGTTTTGGTTCAACGGTTTGTAAACCACCGTATAAACCTCATCCAAAAACGCGAACGGCGCAACAGCCTCAATCCGGCCTTCTTTGGCAAACACGCGGTAATCGTCACTGTCAACCGTTTCAGCATCCTCATCAGTAATGCTGGTAACGCTGTAGATCGGCTGAGGCAGAAAAAGAGAATCACCGTCGCCATCACCGAGGATTGTTTCAGTGATCTCAACCGTATTCGATTCATCTTGTGGCACGCCAATCAGTTCGGTAATCTCAGCCTCAACCCGGTCGATGACCGCTTGCAGCTCAACATCCGATAAACCATTTTTTACCAGCACACGCACTTCAGCAGGACTAACCAGACTACTCATGACAGCTCCAAACCGGGCCGACCAGGTGGAACCCCACCTGGCAACCGGCCCGCATTTACTTAGTCAACGATCACGGACGGTGAATCAGCGCCAGGATAGCGCGGATCGCACACATATATTGCCTCGACAATATTGGCCGCATCCGAAGCACCAGCCCGCACGGCAATGCAGTCAAAACCTTCCGACAAAATTGCCGGGTCAATTTCAACCACCACCATCTTGTGCTTTACAGCGGCGCTGGTGGTGAAATCAGCGGCATCCGTTTGGCGTGTCATCGCATCACTGGCCGCCAGATCCTGGTTTACCCAGATCGGCATAGTTTCAGTAATCGCCTGAGCGCCGCCACCCGCTACGGATGTAGCTTCCAGAACGTCCACCTTGATGGTGGCCGCGTTGCCCTGGGTAATGTGCAAAATAGCGGTAACCTTATGCAGGTTGCGCATGCTGACATAATCGCCGGTCAATGCAGCTGCATTGGTGGCCGGGGCTATTGCCTCAACAACTTTCTTTTCTTGAACAAAAGTTTCCATCACAAACTCCTTGATTACAGGTTTACTCTGATAGCCTGGCGGTCTCAGTTGAAACCGCCAGGTGATAAACAAAATTACGCTTAGGCGCGTGCGGCCACAGTAACAATGGTGCTCATGCTGTTACTGCCCTTGAACGGGGTGATAGCGGATTTGAGAAGAGGAGCGCCATCCACACGGATCTTGATTTTGAAGGCCATCTCATCTTCTTCAAACTTGACATGCATGGACTGTGAAACGGTCCCGCTGCCCTTTTGGATCATCCCGTAGGCTTTCGGGTCAACGAAAGCGATATCGCCAGCGTCACCAACGGTGCTGCATGGTTCAAACGGGAATGCCGGACGGCCCAGGATGGTGCCAAATGGGGCATCCTTGATGCCGTTCGGACCAACAAATACAGGCACGTCACCAATGGTCATGGTCACCAGCTGCGGGAACACATCCGGGTTATATACCCAGATGGCAGTTTTTATACTGCGGGTTGGCATGCGTGCGAACATTTTTGCAACGTTGGCAGCCACAACTGTGTCCGCTGCCTGCGCGGCTTCTTTAGCCACTTCAATTTTGGCATTGGAGGTGAACATACCCAAAGGCTGCCCGGCGCCATTGCCTTCCCAGATCGCATCGTCCAGCATGAAGGCTGTTTCATCCGTGAAGGCATCCTGCCCGGCGCTGGTCATGTACGGAATATCCTCAAGCGCTTCTTCCGTCACATACCATAACCCGGCCAGTTTGTTCAGCTTCAGATCAACCCCGCCAAATTTCAACTTGCTGGAATCGAATTTTTCGCCTTCCTTGACCCAGTACATGTGCACGCCGCCCCAGCGGGAACCGGTTACCCGGCTGGTCTCATCTACGGTACGGATGCGCATGGAATTGCCAGCAATTGGGTAGCGTCGTACCAGGCTGGCCAGCGTACCGGTATCAAACGCGGCTTTAAAAATGCCTTCGGCGAAATCTTTCTGAAGGAGAATAGCGCCTTCATCGTCGATGGTTTCATTCATGCCTGAAATCTTCAATCCGTCAAAACGCGGATCATAGATTTTCTTGGTTGAATAATCGCGGATGGCTTTCAATTGCTCGCCAAGCGATTTGAACGGCCGGTCTTCCGGGCTTTGCGCGGAAGCAAAATCAGGATCACCAGCGCGTTTTGCGCCTGTTGGCAGGCTGACCGCGGGTGTGTTGAATTTGGCTTCCAGCGCTTCCGCTTTTTTGGCCTGTTCAGCCTGGGTATTCAAACCGTCGATCTCTGCCAGCAGAGCATCAACTTTTACAGCATTTTCCGGGCTGAGTGCGGCGCCATCAGTGCCCATCAGCTTTTGGCATTCAGAATATTTCTCGGATGCCTGTTTGAGTAACATTTCAGATCGTTTCATTATGGACCTCTCAAAATAAGATTTTTAGTAAATTAGTTTTGCAGTTCGAGTGTGCGCATTTTCATGGCAACGGCTCGCATTTTGGACTGCAATCGAGAGTGGTCTACAACTGTTTTGGTTGTTTCCGGCTCATCGATGAGCGCTGCTTGCACAGCCTCAAGCGCGGTCCGAAGCCGGTCTGCATCCAGTCCCCGGCCTTTATTCCCATCCAATAAACCCATAAGGCTTTCCACCTCATGAGATAAATGGTCAATCCGTACACCCACCGGCCCTGCGCCTTTGCTGGCTACCGTGGCTGCATTCGCGCCCCAGATTACGTCACTGGTTTCCCACAAACGCAATTCGAACAAATTGCGCACGGCCATCGTTTGACCGTTTACCAGCAATTCTTCCCAGGTGCGCTGGATGGTGTCATACATGAACGACATTTCGTTGATCGCACCTGAAACAATTCCGGAGAGAATTTCATTCCCGCGCGGTGTGTCCAGGTATTCCCGCTTGACCAGTAAACCACCGGTCGCTTCCGGATATTTGTTTTTTACATCATCAGGCAGTTCATCCCGCCCGGTCTCACGCAGCTCGCGGATCACCGCGGTGGGTGGTGCCCAGTAATCATGCTGCCACAAATGCTTGATCCTGCCGTTTTGTTCAACCAGTGTTTTTGCAAACGCTCCGGGATGTACGATGTCATCGTAACTGTCCAGCACGCCAAACACACTGGCAAAACCGGTAACGATTCGGCCCGATATCTCTTTGATAGTGACCGGCAGCGCCTTGATTTCAGTTGTTCTATTTTTTGCCATAACAGGCCTCCTATTCCTCATCATCAAAATAAGGCGCGTACGCCCTTACACACCGCGGATGCTGCAATGGGTTCTTAATGCCGCTCGGGCCTTCTCCCGGATGGTTGCTTTCGCACCAGGCCAGGGACCTGATTTGTCCGTCGATCCATTTGCAGTTTTCATTGCTGTTGTCAAAACCGTTATCCAGCACCATAACTTTTTCTAAACCGCTGCCCTGGTAGCGTTCCAGGCTGGTGCTGTTTTGTGCATGGCCAAGTTCCCAGCGGGCTATATTTTCAGCGCGTCCTTCATAGGTTTGTTCAACCAGATCCCGCAATCCCTTGTGCGTCTCATCACCGCGTACCAGTTGGTCAATTGACCAGTCGTTTTCATTGGCATGCTTCAGCAAATCCTGGACCGCTTCTTTTGTGGTTTGTTCAATATCCTTGATCTGGCTTCCGGAATTGTTCAGCGCTTGGGTAATCGCCGGATCGGTTTGGTCAAATGCCATTTCGCTATCCAGCATCGTGTTCCAATCACCCCAGGACAATCTCAAAAGATTGAGAATGAATCGTTTATTGACCTCTAATAATTCAGACCAATCTTCATCCTCAAACAAATCCTCTACGGTAATCCCAATTTCCTTGCGGTACGACTTTTCGTTTTCAGCCCGGGCCACAATTTTTTCTGCCAGGTCTGAGAAAAACATTTCCACAACCGGAATCATCGACTGGGTAGTGCTTTCGCGTTTGGCGCGCAGGGAGGCCATCAGCGCAGTTACATCCGCTTTTCTTGCCTTCGTTTTGCGTTTTCCGCTTTCGGCTTCCGCGCCATCGTTAGCCCTGGCGTTAGGGTCCTGAAGCGCGTAGAAATCCGTAAAGTAAACCTCATCCTCAGCATCCACCTGGATTCCAAGAATCCGCTTTCCGGTCGATCGCTTGATCAATCCGGCCTGCCATGCGCGGGTAACCCGCGTCCATACCTGGCTTTCATCCTCCTGCAAAGCACGCACTTTAGACAGGTCAAATTGCAAAATCCAATCGCCGTAAAAATCCTCATGCAAGCCGCTTTCCATTTCGGCAGAGAACTGGCGCCATAGGGATGCCAAAGTGTCCTCAACAAATCCACGCCGGGCATGCTTATCGCCATAATCCGATCGTTTCAATCCGGCATTCACACCAGCGATTACCGGAGGCACCCGAAAGACAGCGCAGATCCGCGTTTCAGGTACGTTTTTGAGCACTTCAAAGGCCATCTCTTCCAGGTTCATTGCCATTTTTTGAACGGTCATACCCGCTTCCAAAAATACCGGCATGCCCCGGTTTGCGCCGCCATAACGCTGCATCCATTGCTTCTTCAGCCGTTTGGCTTTTGGCTCTGTCAGTTCGTCGCCCTGTACCAGCGTAATCACAACCGGTGGCACCGCGTTATTTTTTAGCAAAGAATACATGTAACTGGTGCCTTCGTTGTCGCTGGCCACATCCTGCCAGGCGGCTTCCAATGCACCCATACCGCGCCACGGTCGCAGCGGGTCAACCATCCACTTCCATTGGATGATATCCCTGGGTTGAATAGTTAGCGGTGCGCCTTCCCCATTGTTCAATTCATAATGGTCAACCAGCCCTTTGGATGTATCAGTCGAAGGAATCGCAGTGATCACATCCACGGTAAACGGCCATAGGCCAATCACGTCGCCAGTCTCATTGCGCTCTTTCCAGATCAGCACCTCACCACCCAGGGAAGCATATACCACGCAAAACTGCATGAATTCAACCTGGCTCATGCTGCGGTTTGGTTTTAGCAATAACTGGCGCAGCCGTTTGTTTTTCAGGTCTTTTTCTGTGCTGCCATCCGGCAGTTCTTTATATACATCCAGTTTTGGTTCAGGAAAACCAAATGCCAGCGCTGTAACGCAGGCAAAAACAGCCGAATTCTTTTTATATCCCTGGATGATCAGGGCCCGGAAAGCCAGTGGCGCAATTGAATAGCGGTACCACTCCGGCATAAATGTCAGGTTCGTACTGGCCTTGATGCCCTTCGCCAGTGTTAAGCGGAAACGATCAAATAAATTCATTAGTAAATCCTCGATTCGCGTTTCGGCTTCATCAAAGCCAGTTTATTGAACACTCCGGAAGAGGCATCAACTAAATCCTTGATGGTTCCGAAGGGAAATGCTTCAAGTTCTTTCAGGTACAGTTCGTTCCAATCCCCTACCAGTAAATCCACATTGCCAACCTGCCATTGTGCGGCAAACGGTTCGGCTCTCAGGGTTTTATCTCCCTGGCCGCTCATTGTTTCGGTATGGACGTCATATCCGGCCAGTTCAATAACGGAGATCTCCGCGCTTTCCTTGCCGCCTGATCCCGGTTCCTGTTCCAGCCAGGTGGGTATAATCCCGTACTTGGCTTTATCGCTGACCGCTGTGTTGACAATCTGGCTGTTACGGTCTGATATGGACCATCGCCCGGCAATAGCATCTACAACGACATAACGCTTTTCCGGTGTCTTGGCCATCAAAACCCCGGATGATTTTGCACCGCCGCCGCCTGCTGTACCGGCCTTATCCCAATAGCGCATAAATACGCATCCGGCTGGCAACGTGGGTAAGATTTTTATCTTTTCACGCGGGAACATCTGCCCGGACTTTGTTTTTGGCATCTGCTGGTAAACCGACGCGAATTCTGGCTCTCCAATTGTTTCCCGTTTGTCCGTCAGTTGTTCAACCGGATACATTTCTTCATTGACCGATTCTCCCGGTTCCCTGCCCAGTGGGTCTTCCGTAGGCAGGTAAACCCCGCGTTCCATGAAACGCCGCGTCTCATCGCTGTCTTTGGCGTACCGGTCCAGGCTGTCCAGTAAATCCAATGCCTCTTCCGGGCTTTCTGCGGTGGTTGGTAGAACTTCATTGCCGCCAGCCGTTGGCAAAGCGTCAGGTCGGTTCAATGCCAGAGCAGGAATAAAGAGCACTTTCCAGTGTTTGCGCTCAGACTGCTTAGCCATTTGTTTTAATAACTTTCCGGCCAAATCGTCATTATTCCAGCGCGTATGCATCAATATTTGTGCTACGCCGCGCCGAATTCGGGTAACAATCTGAGAGGCATACCAATCCCATACGTCTTCACGGCGTCCTTCGGATTCAGCGTCTTTACGATCCTTGAACGGATCGTCAATAACAATAATGTCCTGGGTAAAACCGGTCAAACCGCCGCCTACACCGCGTGCCAATACCCCGCCTTCATGCGGCTTGGCAATCAGCCAGTCGCCTACGGAACGGGAATCCTGGCTCAGTTCAACCGGCACATCCACAACCGATTGATCACCAAACAAAAGGTTGAATTTCAGGTCTTCTACCTGATCGCGTACCTTACGGCTGTTGCGTTCTGCCAGAGTAGAAACATAGGAGGTCAGCGCTATTTTCGTATCCGGACGTTTACCCAATACCCACGCCGGGAAATCCATGCTGGTCATGGTGCTCTTTCCGGTTTGTGGAGGGGCAAAAATCATCAGTTTACTGGTGCCTTCATCGCCGCCGGTCTCAACATAGCGGTAAACCTTTTCCAACTCTGTGGCGATCAGCTCCTGGTGGATGGCTCGGATAAATTCGGGATGCATGTAATGGTGATAGTCATACAGGTGCCGCCGGGCTTTTTCACGTTCGGCGCGTACCAGTTCGGCCTTCTGCTTTAACTGCAAAATTTCATGCTGTTTTTCGGTAACGCTATTCGCCATCATCGGTCACCTCAAACTTGCCTTCCAGTACTTTTCCGGCATTGATCAGTTTATCCAGTTCGGCTTCGCTCAAATTCTGGATATTGTTGATATTTACCCGTACCGGGGTTTCACCTTCCAGCAATCCGCGCCGTTGGTAGAACAGGCGGCGTTCCTGGGTGGCCTTGTAATCTGCCAGTTTGGCAACCTGCAAGTTCACGGAATCAACCTCTTTCACCTGGTCGGCCATCATGCGTTCCCAGATCAGGTTGATTTCCTCATCAATAGTTGGATCTTCATTGCGCCACACGTAAAAACGCCGGTCAGATTTCATACCAAGCATTTTTGCCAGATCCTGCTGGTTGGCAGGCCATTTCTCCCCCGGCCAGGACTTCCAGGCAATCAAAGCCGCCACGCGGAAATCACGTCCCCGCTCACGTTCAATCTGGTAAATGGCTAACCAGCCGGTTTCCACAACCGATAATTTTTCTTTTTCCTTCAAATCTCCGGTATACCAGCGCTCGTACAGGCCATCCAAAGCGGAACAGGCCACATCGGCAATCGCTTGCGGCGTGGGTTCCTCATCCACCAGGCCGGGGAATATTCCCGGCTGCGCTGGTACCTGGTCAAACGCGAAAATCGGCGAAATATCGCCGTCTTCGTTTTGCTGAAGGGAAAGCACGTCTTTATCCATGCTTCAGTTGGTCCTCAATCTGTTTACGTTTGGCTTCAATTTCTGCCGTATAAGCCCGTAAATCTTCGGCCATCTGCAAAACCTGTTCTGTAGCGTCTTCAATCCGGGTAGATTCCATTCCTAAAAAGGCAAACCACTCCAACAGGAGCGCCTTATAATCCCCGCTCGGGTTTTCCTCATCGGCAATCTGGCTGGCAATCTCTGCCCACCAGGTCGGTTCGTTTTTGGCGTAGTACCATTCCCAATACGTCCATCCCGGCAGCCGGTGAGACTTTACGGCTGTATAGAACAAACGCAGTTCGGTAACGCTCGGTTTCCAGTTCCCGGATGGATAAGCCGCACCCGCGGGGATGATCGTTGTGCGTGTTCCGTACAGTGCGTCCAGTTCGAAATATTCTGCCAGACACCGGTCCAGCTGCTCACCTGGGTTATGTGCTCCAACCCAATACACCTGCGGAACCGCATAATTACAGAATGTGGCAAACTGCTTGATCGGATAATCCGGCTGGTATGTTTTTGGGAACCGGTATCCTGAATATCCCAGAACATAATCATTTTTCAGCCAGTGACGCAGGCCTTCAAGATATCGCTGTACCCGGGTATGCTGGCCGCGTGCTTCACCCTCGGCGTTGATAATCCAGCCATCCGGTTCATAAAGGCGAATGGCATCCAGCGTTGTGGCAGCTTCATACAAAACCTGCTCATCGCTGTTCAGGTAAACATACCCCCAGCCAATAGCCTGGATGCCGCGTTTTTGCAGTTCCTGAAACATTTGCTTGATCGGCAGCTGGAGGAAATAGCGCTCATCCTTGCCGCCATCGGTCAGCAACCGGCCGTTCTGGACCTTGATCGCAACCCAGTCAAAACCAGCGGCTTTGGCCTTTTCAGCCACTTCTACCGCTGTTCCAATCCTGTCGATCACGTACAAAAACATGCCTTTACCCTCAGGTAATTCTCCTGAAGGAATAGGCAGGTTGGGGTAACGCATTCTTTTTTGGATATTACTCAGAGTCGTCGCATCCATATTGGGCAAACTCCTCAGCCCATGCGGGCAGTTTACGTTTTGGAATAATTCCGGCATCCTTACACTGGCAAATGATGTCACGCGCGATCATCACCATGAAATTCAGCCGGTCACGGTACAGGTTTACGGTTTCGGTCAGGTCGCCAACCATCTTGCGGATCCTGGAAAGTTCCAGATCTTGCTGGTCAATTTTTTTTCGCAGATCCCGGTTTTCGTCCTCAAGCTCATCCATCCGTTTTGCGAGTTGTCGCAAATCCTTGTTTTCGATTTCAAGATCATCCAGGCGCACATTCAGTTTGTCGATCAGCTTCCCGGCAGTATCCGTCAGCTTATCCGTGATATCTGCCTTATCTTTCCTGCGGGTAAACAGGTAAGTCAGGACTGAGGTAATCAGTCCTGAAGCGACTCCGATCAGCGTGATCATCAATGTTTCGCTCATGCGTCTGCGCCTGTTAGGTCGTTTTTTCGGAGCCATAATCGGTACCCGCTGGTAATTCCGGTAATTCTTCCACTACAGGCAACCATTTATCCGGCTGGGTAAAACCGTTGTAAACCGATGATTCGATCAGGCTGAAAATCAATTGTGTATCGATCGGGAAATTGACAGAGTCAAGATATCGCTGTGTCTCACCAACAACCCAGGCTTTCTTTTCATTGCCCACGCGTTTTATTTTTGTCGCCAGATCGTATTGTTCAGCCGCGCGCACCAGATCATCAACCACCCGGCTGACTGCCTGGTATTGCTCATTGGTCAAATTAGCTTTCGCCTGATCAATTTTATTCATCAGCAAAACCCGCGCGTATGCGGCCAACACCGGCAGCAATACCGTAATGAGAATCATCAATATCGCTTGCACCAAACTAACCCAACTATCCTGAGTACCTTCCACAACACACCTCCTGAGGTTAAAGAATCAATGGGCGCCGTGCCCATGATAGAACCGGCGCCCAATCCGTTTTCGCTGGGCCTCCGTCCGACCCGGCTAAAATCATTTACTTGATTACTATTATTTTAACAGATTTCGCATAAATTAACAAGAGTCAATATAAGTAAAACTTATAGTTTGTTTCAATTTCTGGGTAATATTCTTCAATTTACATAAGTATTACTTATAGTTATATTTGTTTTATGGCTATTTTTCCCCAGTATCAATAAGTTTTACTTATGATATGCCAGTTATTTAACAAAAAATACCCCAATTTATTGGGGTATTATAAGTTTTACTTATTCAATTATTGTCAAACACAAACAAATAATCCACCGGTACCTACCTTAGGATATGCCATCTTACTGACACGCCAGGCTAAATCTTCTTTTCGAACTTCTATCTTTTCTTCGGCTTGGAAAATAGTCTGACCTTCTTTGCAATCATCCCGAACAAACCAAATCTTTCCAATGTCAGGAAATTTCTTCAAAAAAGAATATTCAAAGTTTTCAATCCTGACACCAATAACTTCCTTATCGCCAGGGTAATAAAGCAATGATAGATGACTGTCTACATCCACGGCAATATAATTTTTACTTAAATCGCCGAAGAGAATTAAGAGTTCGTCAGACACTTCATCGAATTCCAATGTTGGTTCAATCTCTTTGTTCAAAAATCGTTTAAAAAGCGCTGTATTTAAGTCTTTGAAAACGGCCATAATAATACCTCTCCAGATTTTCCTTTGTGTTTCTCAATTGCTGTAACTAACTCACCTTTTTTATCATCATGTAAAAATTCTACATAGACAACCATATATTTTGTTGTGACCGATGGTGTGTAATAATAACAAATTTTAGTTTCTGGGCTTCCTGAATCTCTACAAATCATCAATGGTTGTCTAATTGCCTTTATAACAACAACTTCCCATCCGGCTTCTTCATCCCAACGTCTGCGTTTAAGTACATGATCCATCCATCTGGATAAATCACAAGTTACAGTACGTCCTAATGGATCTACAACACTGAATTTATCCACCATGGGCACAACTCCATCAACAATATAACATATTTGCATATCCGTGTATATACACAAAATATACACAGTGAATATATTTATGCATTTTTCACACACAAAAACATCAATAAAAAAAGACCCAGGCTCATAACCTGGGTCCTTTCTTTCTCATCACACTCCTCCCATCTGGGAGGGGTTGGGGTGGGCATTTCACGTAATCTACCCCATTTGCCACGGGGCCAAAATGTTATTGATCCACCTCACCCAGCGCAACCAGAGTTCTTGCCAATACCGGCAGGGTTTGTGCAAATGTCACCTGGTCAATCGGTGATTTGAAATCACAGGCAAACCGCTCTGCAATCCCGGCAATGACCACCAGATCCCGGATGGCGCTCGATAGCGCCGGTTTGTCCATTTCCATGCAAACCGCATCCAGCTTTTCCAGCGTGGCATCAATCAGTTCGTGCATAAATTGCACAGGGTAATTACCAAAGGTGTTGGCTTCCTCTGCCTGGCGTTCCAGGTTTTCAATATCTTTCTTGCTCAGTCCGTTCTTGTCTTTCATTTGGTGTCTCCTTATAGAGAATAAAGTAAATTAAGACAAAATCCCGTAGTGGTATAAACCGCTGGAGACACCAATCTCTGAGCGAATCGCAGCCACTACGGGACTTTGCCCACAATAGGATTTTGAATTATGGAGCGGTATTAATACAAAACGCGCTCATTTCAAGATTGGTGTCTCTATGCATAGTATAACAGCATTTCGCATAATTTCAAGTATCAATTTTATCTCTTTCCGATAATCAGATTTTACATCATATCCAAACGCTAACAACGCTTTTGCGACGCTCATTTCGCTGTCGCTTTCGCTTGGTCGCACCAGCGAGTATGAGCGCTCAGAGCAAAGCGATTTTTAGCGACGTATCCGCACGCACATGCGCTGGAAGCGTCCGTAATGCGTCGCTCAGGCGTCGCAAGCCGTAAAAGCTGTTCTTCGCTTAGCGTTGCCAAAGTCGCATCTCCGTTTACAACTACGACATCTGTCGTTGGAGGTATAACCGGAACTGCCTTTATTTGTACACTTGTCTGACTGAACATGATTCCACCAATCAACAGGTATGGTGCCAGATTTACGGCAATGGCCCAGACCCATAACCACCCGGTGGATAAAACCACACTCATTTCCTGGCCTAACACCCTGGACATGGTGAAAGGCACCAAAATCATTATTCCGGAGGCAAACATCAGCACTACAATCGCTGTAAGAATTCGAAACCTCGCACTCCAACGCGCTCCCAACCTTGGCAAGGCATGCCGCCATCCGTCAAAAACAACGGCCATGCCCAACACATCCAGCACACCCATACCAGCGCCTGAAACGGCAATCAAACCCGTCAAAACCTCGGAAATTAGCCCATCCACCCGGTTCATATCGGATGCCAGAAATGCGCCAATATACCGCGCCACCATTACCACCAATGCCGCAAAAATCAAAACCTGCGAAATATCAAATCGTTGTTTCTTCATGTTTTTCCTCGTTGCTATTCAAAATATCCATAATTTTGATCTCTATGTTAGGAGGAATAAAAACAACTCGCAGTAACGCTTTTCCAGGAAAAACCTGAGCGAGAAGAATGCCGTTATGTTCCTCTTCAGATCTACCAATTAACTGGTCAATATCAATCAATTTTTCGATTTGCCCGTTATTAAGTCGAATGTCCTGAATAAAATAACCGTTTTTACTCTTTTTCATGTTTTATTTCTCCTACCCGCTTACATCAAACCCAAGACTCTTCCACGCCAGTTCCTGATTTTTCCACCTGGCTGCATAAGGTCCATTAGACCGTTCGGCCCATCCCTGTCCAACCACGTACCTGGTGAACAGTTCAGCCCATTGCCGTTCTTTGGTCCCTTCACCAAATTTTCTGATCCGGCATAAATAAGGCCCTTCGCCATCCTGCAAAAACTCAGCAATAAACACCATCGGGATCAACACACCAAACGTGTTTAGATACGTCACTGGGCCGGTTGTGGCAGCGATAATTTCTAATGTTGGAGTCCACCGGCTCAAAGCGTCCATTTGATCCCGGTTCATGTGCCTCAATTCCCTGAGCATCAACACCCGTTCTGTCACCGCGGCTGCCGCTAATTGTTCCCTCATCCGCAAATTGACCCGGTAACGGATAAGGTCTATCGTTGTAAATATTGCCCAGGCCAAAAATATCACGCCTGCAAACACCAGAAAACCACGCAGCCAATCCGGCAATCGTTCTTCCCACATTGCCACCACCAGACACAATACAGCCAACAGGCTCAATAAAATAGGCTCTCTCAATCGTGGATAGTCCATCTCAATCATCCCCCTCCCCCACTGCTGTATTGTGGTTTTTTACCATATTTCTGTGCGCACGCACGCTGGCCAGCCAACCGTACAAGCATAAAACCAGCAAACACACTACAAAAACCACGGCAAAAACTATCAACCCCAACTGCCAGCACACCGAACCCAACGCCAGGCACCCAAAAACTGCCGCCACAAAAACAGATAACGTAAGTTTCATCATTCGCCTTCCTCTCCCTCTCCCATCTTCCCAAACGCCAGTCTCAACCGCGCTTCATTCGCTGCCCGCTCAGCCATCGGCTTAAGCGGATAAATAGCCACAATATCATTACCAACTACTACCGCCCAATCACGGAGCGCAATAGGTACAACCTTGACCTCAACCATCCCAATCCTCCAATAATGTCCTAAAATCTTCCCGGCCGGACCAATCATTTGTTGGATTGACCCGCATGCTGTGCCTGGCCTTCAATCGTTTTGCAACCCGCTGTGGATCCTCACCATCTTTGACAGTCACCCTGAAAACCATTCCGTTTTCATCATGGCTGATCAGCTCCTGGTGGCCGGCTCCCAAAACGTCCATATCCTCACGCAAGCCGTGGTCTATCATAGACCCGGCATCTGAGCGCAGCAGAACATGACCGTGGCTGATTTCTAATATCTCAAACTTGAGATTACCCAGGCCTTCATTCTTTGGCTTTCTGATCCTGTTCCAGTTGGCCAGCAAAATAAAACCGATCAGAGCCGCGAAAATAACCATCAACTCAATAGTTTCTTTTTTCATGGAAAATCCCTTGGCCCGCGGCGCTAACGATACGCATACAAGGCATCAATCGTGTAATTGTCCGAACCGCCGCAGGCCTGCATCCCTAACTTATTCGTCTCCGGATCCCGCATCGCTGTTTCTGATGTGGTCCTGTTTTTCTACCAACACAAACAGATCGGAGAATTTTTCAAACATGCAGCGATTGCAAATAAAAACCTCATTCATCAGTTCTTTATTCTTATCGCCCATGATCACAAAGGCATCGTCGCCCGGGTCAAACACCGAAGAGATGCCCACATTCCCGCCAAAGAAATGCGCCATGCCAATAAACCGGTTGACCACCGGCTCATTGATCAGCGCCTGGCTGACCCGCACCACAAAGAACACTGGTGCAATCGGACCACCACAGCTATCGCATGGCCGCAGGGAAAGAGCATCATTTGCCATCTTTCACCCCGTCACCGCTTTTTTTCAGGACATCATTGCGATACCAGTCTGCCATGTTGTTATGTACAAATCTCATATAATCGTATTCGTCGATTTCATCCCAACGCAATTTTCTCTGAACTTGATCATCACGGATCATGCTATAGACTTTCTTGAAATACGGCTCATCATCCCGGATCACAATAAAGTTTTCCCGGCGCAACAGTAATTTGAATGCTCTGGGATGGTCACAAATGAATTGATCCAACACTTCAGCCGGGTCACGCTCCAAAAATTCATGAATTTCCATATCGGAAAGACCAATGGTTTTACAAAACTCTTCAACTGTCTCACGTAATACAGCCTGATTTTTATCCCACTGATGCAGAGCTTTTTTATACTTCTCAGGAAAGAAAGAAACAAACAGCAAACTTTGAATGAATTCAATTAATGTTTTCATTAGATCCACCTTTTGATTTATGTTTTTTATCCGGACGTACCACCGTTTTCAGCGGTACTGAAGGGAACCTGGTGCCATCGCCACAATTGCTGTTGGGATCCGGATGGACCATATCGCCATTCCCGGTGCTGTTGGCCAATCGTGCCGGATGCAGAAACGTGCTCAACATCCACACCCACCACATCAGCACAACCCCGGAAACAATCACAAGAAAAATAAGCAAAGCAGTTAATAGGCTCATACTTCAGCCTCGTCGCTTGGTTCCAATGTCGTCGTGACATTCAAATTGAAATCATGTCCATCAATATCCGGTAAACCATCCGGTCCAAACAGCAAATCAAATATCTTGTCTACCACCATTTTCCGCAATTTCTTACTGCCAGTTAAAGTAATTTCTACCTTGTCCTGATTAGATTTCATTTCTCACCAACTTATCTTTCAACGTCACTCCACCACCACGCCGCAGACGTATTGTCAGCCGTTGCGCTTCCTCTGAAGTTCTATCCTCAGGTTCAATCCACTTTAACCATGTCAAACCAAAGTAATCAACTTCCTCTGGTGTATCCAAGGCCTGCTCACCAGACCACACCCGGCCATCTTTTACCCGCAGATGGGAAGGCAATACGCCGCCCTTATTCCGCTGTGTCACCATCTTGGTGGAAAACTCAGCGCACCCAGTCCGCTGCATAAAGATTACTCCCCACTTCTCAGGTGTTGTCAGGAATATATCATGCTGCACACCACCAGCAAACGCCTTGATATACAGTTCGCCTGCTACCTCAAACCGGTAACCTGCCTGGCGTAACAGCTTCTTAACCTCAAATGCATCGTATACCGGCGCATCAAACATATCTGAATGCGCTGCTGGAATACAACAAACCTCAATATCCCCAATATCCCGCTTGTGTCTCCGCAGAGACCCGGCAATACGCACACGGGAACACGCAGGCTGAATCACATCGATAAGCCGCGCTGCATACTTCATCCCTACTTCATAAGCTAATCTCAACTCAGGCTTGCTCATAATCCCTCCATAAAGCAATCAGATCCGCAGCCTGGGCAGCGAACCTTATAAACTGGCGATTTTGGACGTATAATATGGGCATGGCACACCGGGCAAACAATGGTTCCAACCTGCGTTTGTGATTTGTCTTCTGGCCGTGAAACCTGATCAAATCTTCCGAGTGTGCCATCACTTTTTAATATGTTTCTCATTCGGCACCTTTCCTATACTGCCCCAGGCAGATTCAATAAAATAATCCATGGCTGCCATCACCAAAAAGAACAGCGCCATGAAAACCCAAATAAAATATTTCCAGCCCCAAACCAGGCTGGCCACCATCGCCCAAAAAAGCGCGCATGGGATCGACAAAACCACACAAACCCAAAACTTACTCATAACTTCGCCGTTTCTGCCCTCATGGCCACATACAACTGCTGTCGTTTACAAACCGGGCATTCCACCCGCACCGACGTCTCAAACTTCCGTCCATCCGGTAACTCTAATTGCGACATTCCCGATCTTCCAGCTCGCAATTTCCCAATCTCAGCCCGGCAAGCCTTATTCTTGCATCGATAAATCTTCATCTTCAATCACTCCCGCCTCAAATAGAATTTTTTCAGCCCGCTTCAAATCATCGACAGTGTAAAACGTAGACATCCCAGGTCCTTCACGCCTCACTTCAAAACAGAATACATGTCTCAAAATCCTCCCTACCTGAAAAGAAGTTACATTAAACTTGGAAAGTTCTACAATTAATACAAATGAAGCTTTGAATTGTCCGTCTTTTCCGCTTAGATTCGCGATTGTTACCAAAACCTGATAAACCAATAGCTCATTTCTCCCCAATTTTGGCTTTTCAATCACAACATGCAAATCCTGCGGAATATTCAATTTAACAATCTCTTTGCTCAAAACAGCAAGCTCAATTGATAAATTTTTCATAATTTCTGATACAACTTCTATCTGCCGTGATGTCGTTTTCAACTCGGTTTTACTCATTTTTCCGTCCTTTCATTGTTTTTATGTATATTTTGTGAACCATTTACCAAAGTGTTTTTTCAAGAATGTATATTTGGCTTAAAATATACATTCGTAATAGGGCCTAAGGGGCATACAGCAGTTGAAAATTTTTTCTTAACACGGTATATATATACATATAAATACATAATATACACTATTATATATAGTTTTCTATTAAAAAGATAGTATTCAATTAATGAATAGGTGAACCAATATCCTAATTGGTTTGAAATATTTTTCCGGATGTATATTTTGTATATTTTTCCGGATGTATGCCCCCCTATAAATGTTTTGTTATATTGTGTTTCCTCTTTTTTTCGCACAAACAAAACATTGCAGTAGGGGGTGTATACCGGAAAAAACTGTAAAATATACATTGAAAGCCTTTTTTTATCCATTTTCTGACCTCATCTACTCTAATAGAGAGTTCTGATTGCCTTTTTGTAGACTTTTCTCTTTTTTAAGGGGTTTTTCCTCTGAAATCTCTACATTTTCATCAATGTCTACATCCATAATCTTTTCAAAAACCAAATAGTCGTTTGGATCCACATCTCTCTTTTCAGCTAAATGGAAAAGTTGAACAGGAATTTCCTCTTTTTCGTAGTTTTTTAGAATGGAAGCCAGTACCATTTGCCAATCCACCCCGTATGATTGAGCCATGCCAATCATTTTTGCTTCATGCCACTCGTATGGATAACCACTGGCTGTTCTTGGCTTCTTTCGTAGATTGAATTCCTTGCCGAGAATATGCCCTATTTTTTGAGATGAAACTGAAGCGCCGTTTTTATTGGGTTTATCAGCATTGTCCGGGTTATTCATCTGGTCGATGATCGAGTTGGTTACTAATCCAACATGTTTGGGATAGAGGCACAATTTTCCGTCAATATCAATCACATATTTTTTGTGGTATTTAGGATATAAGAATATTCTCCATACAGCCTCAACCACCCTGGCTTCAATAGTGTCTGCCTTGCTCAAAACTTCCTGATTATTCATTTCTCTCAATAAGGCAGTTAAATCTTTGGTTACTTCATCGTCTTCGCTTAGCCTGGCAATGGCCTTCATGGATAGGGTTACCTGATTCATGCGCGGCGAGATCATCTGATCAACATCAGATTTAAAGATCGGTATATTTTTCTTCCACGTCTCTAACCTCCAGCGCAGCATCAGGTTTTGAATGGCCAGGGCTTTTCTTTTGAATTCGTTGTCGATAAAAAACGGAATATCCGCGTCTAACAGCTCTGTGGTTGTTTTTTTCATCATTCTGAAGGTCAAACAGCGTGTTCCAACCGCGTCATCTTTAGTATCAACACGACCGTCCAATAATTTAGGGCAGTAAACTGAATATCCCTCAGGCCTCAATTTCTTTGTCCCGTCTGCCCGGTTGAATTCAACCATACGTTTTGTTTGGCCGCCGCGCATGGCGCCTGAATTCAACGTTTTAACAAATCCATCGGTGGTTTCTGTGCTGGCCTGGTCGTATTCTTCGATAACCATGGTGCCGCCGAACAATTCTGTCGTGTGAAACATGGTAGCAACAGTATCATTACCATTACTTCGCGTTGGACGGTAACACAACCATCCAATTCGTTTCATTAGCTCACTTTTTCCGCACCCTGCTGGACCAATGGCACGCAAATAACATAAAGCATCAAATGCGTCGTAAATCCAGGTCATCATAATGTAATAGGCAATAATTCTTGGCAACGACTCATCATCGAAAAGGTATGCCTTCTTTAAAAAGGCAGACAAAATTGCAACAATTTCACGTTGGCTTTTCTTTTCTCCAATATCGCTGGCAAAAATAATCGACTCTTGCTGGATAAAACTATAGGCCTCATCCGGAATATAGCGGTGGCGTTCCCCGTTTACCCAGATATCGACATGTGGAGCTTTACCAATGTTTCCATCCGT